CATAGATTCCCTTTGTTTTTGATAACTGATTCCCACATGCCGGGCAGGTCACGCCGTCCCTGGGGCAATAATCAACCCCCGGCGTGTCCTGCGCAAGGGCTATGATCTTGCGCAAGACATCGAGGGGTACATTCATGATTATGCGCCGCCGTCGTTCATGTACAAAGCTCGATAGTCAACGGCTGCTGCCGCGCAATCGATCCGGACCTTGTATTCAACGGCGTCCACCTCAAAGCCGTCCTTGGTCTCAAGGTAGGGCTTCTGGATGCCATTGAGGAAGAACATGGTCACTGTCTTTCCTCGGGGGCCTGCCAAGAACCAACCGTTTGCATCGTCACCATCCAAACGGGCATCATAGACGCGCTGGAAGTAGTTTCCGGCATAGGGGTTGATCTGGTTCGGGCTGGCCTGGGTGCCTTCCAGGGTGCTCCTGAAAAGCTGCTCACACGATCCTTCCAGGGCAACCGGAGCAATGAAGAACCTGGGCCGGATATTGAGGACCCGAAGTCCGGCAATGTCCTTCTGGATCTTCATTGCAGCGATAGCAGAGGCCAGGGTGGAGATGGACGGAGCGCCGCCGGTGCCTGCAAGGTTGCCGTGGTCGGCGTGAAACAAGGGGATTCCGTCACTCATGTTCCCATTGCCTTTCAAGACGGCATACGCGCAATCACCGACCTTCCGAGCTGCTGCTTCACCGTGGGCACGGGGAATGTCGGTCAGGGCTCCCAGATCGTCATTGATGATCGCCTGCCGGGTAATGGCGAACAACTTGCCGTACGTGACAAGCTTGACCTGCTCCCGGGTCTCGTCACGGTCGCCGTAGCTGTATTCCCCGTTTTCCAGGACCTCTTCCAGGTCGGACATTTCAGAAGGGCGAATAATGGAAAGCTGCTTGAAGTCGGAGATGGACCCAGTGCCGCACCATACCTTCCAGGATGAATTATCGTCACCCTCGTAGCCAGCCAGCAAAGACTTGTTGGCGGTGTTCGCAAGGATCTTCGGAAAGTCGGAGCTGGTCATTGCACGTCCGATCATGGCCAGGGGGGAACCCTGGGGACGTTGACCGGATCGGATGAGGCATTCACGGGCCATGTCTCTCAAGGTATGGCTGGCCAGGTCTGCGGCTTCCTCTCGCTTGTCGGAGATTCCCGCCCGAACCAGAAGGGCTTCTTCTGCGGCTCCACGGAACTTCTCTTCATCGGTCGCGCCCATTTCGACACGGGCTGCCGGGGCTTTTCGTTCCTGGGCCATTTTTTCGAGGACCTGGCTCTGAAAGTCGGCAACGGCCATGCCGGAGCGTATGGCTTCCCTGGCTTCGGTCTGGCAGGCGAACTGATCGCCAAGATTCATGATTGCATCCGCTCTGGTCCGTTCCTGGGCCAGAAGGTCCTCATTTTGAGGGGTGTTGTCTGTAGGTTTGGGCATGTTAGGAACCTCCTGAAAGCTCCGTGCTTTGGCCTGGTCATCCGCTCCAATGGGGGTGATGCTCAGTTCTTTGAGCTCCCATTCCGTGGAGACCTTGACCGGGCCTTCAAATGTCTTGCCTTCGATGGTCTGTGTTTCCCCTTCGGGAACAAAGACCGCCTTGGTCACGATATAGCCGATGGAAAAATCTGTGAGATGTCCTTCGGATACTTTGGTATATGCGTCATAACCGGCTTGGACCCGGGAGAAAGCAACAGTCCCCACCATTCGGTCTTCTTCAAGCCTGATCCCGGAGACGGAACCCAGAACCTTTTCAACTCCGTCCCACCGATTGTGATTGTCGAGCAAAGGGACCTGATCCGGGTAGTTCGCTCCCTTCATGAGCAGGACTTCATCGATGACCCCGTGGTCCCAATCAAAAACCCTGACCGGCTGTTCGGTGGTCATGACGGCTTCGACGGTCCGGGATTCCTCGTTCAAGGTGGCCGGAGCTTTCCCGGTCAACGGCATTTTTCGTGTTGTGATTCTTGGCATCATTCATCCTCTATGGCTGCCGGGTTACTGGCCAGTGCCGCTGATACGTCCGCACGCGAGAGACCGCGTTTCTTGGCCATTTCTTCGGCCTGCTGGATTTCGTCCAGGATCTCTTCGTAATCCCGTCCCCGGGCCGCTGCTATCTCCTGTGGAGACCTGAGCAGGCTGTCGAGCTGTTCCACATGGGCCTTGGATTCCTTCAATGGGTCAATGGGCTCCATACCGGGTACAATCCACTTGCAGGCCTGAAATTTTCTTGGATCGTTCCAATATCCGGGAAGACCCAATTTTCCGCTCAAAACGGCCTGGTTCATGACTTCACGAAATACCGGGTTGCATAACTGGCTGATCATGCGCCCCTGGGGGACCTTCAAAGCCTGGGCAAGGTCGTTCCTGCAAACCCGCATGGTGGAGTAGTTGATTCCCGTGTAGTCGCCGGAAAGAAGTTCGTAGGGAACACCGGTTGAAACGGAGAGCATCCGGAGTACCAGCTTGACAAATGGCTCGAAGTTGTCCCCGGGCCGGTTGTGGCTGGCCAGTGAAACCTTTTCCCCGGGCCGGAGATATTCGAGAATTGCATTTTCTAGTTCGTCTTCACGCTGGCCGGTGTCGGAGTTCACGCCCACACCATGGGCCTGCTGAAAGCCTGTAATGTCCGGGGCCTCAATGAAGGCCAGATAGCGAGCGGCCATTTTAGCGCCGTCGAGCTCTGCATCCAGGTATTCAGCAAGATCATGGGCACAAAGCACACCAGGGGCAAAAGGGCTGATCCCCCGGAGCTGACCAGGACGAACCATCTTGAATCCGTGAATGACCTGATCCGCCGGAATACGAATTGCCTTGCCGCTGTCGTTCTCAAACCAATAAGCCATGGTCTGGCCGGTTTCGGGGTCGTATTCAACGCCTTGGTCGATCTCGTGCTGTCTGTTGGGGGAGGTGGCAAGATCGGTGAGCCGGTCGGACTCAATTACTTGCAGGGTGAAGGGAAGGAATCTCTTGCTGTCCTTGGATTGCCGCTTGATAAGGAAAAATTCTCCGTTCTCGCACTCCTGCCGGACTGCAAGCTGACATATCTCCTGGAAGGACAAACGGCCTGTGATGTCGGCCTGTTCGGACCAACGCTTCCATGCATCTTCAATGAGAGCACGGAACGCCGGATCTGCTTTACTTTGAAAATTGATTCCGGGGCCAACGGTCAACGAAACGAGCATTTCAACCGCTCGGGCAAAGTACGGAAAATCTCGGACAAGCTGCCGGACACGTTCCCGGACCTTCTGAGAAGAAACCCGGATCTCGTCGTTGACCGTGGATTCGACCGGGGACCATGCGCCGGTTTTCCTGCCGGATTTCGCCGCCGCGTACATGCGTTCCCCGTTGATCATGCGCCGGGCCAGGGTGCGGGAAAGCTCGGCCTTGGGGCTGAATAGTCCAATGAGGCGGTCAATGGTTTTGCCTACCATTTTGAGCCCCCACGAGCGTACGCCCTAGCAAAGGGGGCCGCTGTGCTCTGGTTCTCCAATGCGGCCCGGTGTTCCACTTCACGAAAAAAGTTCATGAAGTCGGAAAAAGAACGGTACTCCATTTCCCTGTCGTCGAATTGATAGCGCTTCGTTCTCCACATTCCGGATGCCATGTCGTTTTTCAATTCCGCAAGAAGGGCCGTCCAAGTAGTAAAAGCCATGCAATGCACTCCTGTTTTTCCGGGGTGTAGCATGGCTTTTATGGTTTTTTGGTAATTTACTAAATTTGGGGATGATCTAGGCTGAATTTACTATTGATTTCGTGTTGTTTTGCTTGACACGTTCCTGGATCTGCTCTCGTCTCCACCGGTCTATAAGAAAGGTGTCACTCTCCCAGATCCCGCCGATCTTCGAGGCCGGGAATCCCATGTTCCGAATCCAATCAAGGATCGTGACCGAGGACCGCCGGACATATTCCCCGATTTCATCCATGCCTGAAAGGGGCCTGCCCTGGGGAATGTCACCACCACTTTGTTGAAGGTCGTCGTTTTTTTTGGGGCTTCTGTTTTTTTTGCTCATTGTTCACGCTCCTGTTTATGAATCGGATTCCTTGGATGTCTGCCGCTGCCAGACAGTAAACTTCACAATCCCATAAATGATTTGCTTTGTGCCCTGGGCATTGCCAGTGCCCTTTTTCGTCTTTGTATTCCGCTGTCATCTGGGCCAGGTAGTCCCCGGAGACTTCCGCATGAAGGCGAAACCGGCCCGGGCTTCCTGGTTCAAGATTCAGCTTCCCGGCCAAAAGGTCCTTGTAGTATGTCACGTCCAACCGCATAAGCTGGAGACCGCCGGGAACGGGGTATTTCTTGCCGTCACGCCCGGGGATGCTATCCAGAACGGAGACCGACCAGGGCCGCCCGGTAAGTCGGATCTCTCCCTTGATAGGTACGAACAAGGGGTGTCTCCTGGCCAATTCGTAGATTTCCCCGGTACGGTGGCCACCTGAATCGATAAAGGCACGAGAAGCCGCGTACTGATTGCCCTTGCTGTCCAGGTAGCGGGATTCACTGGCAATGGTTCGCAATGTCTCCAGATCCGGACAAAAGCCCTCCATAACCAGCCAGGATTCGAGATCCCTTCCCCATGCACGGACCACATACCAAAAACCATTGTCCTGGGTATCCGCGCCCATGGTCAGGGCAAGGACGCCCTGGTCTGGAATCTCGCCGGGTTGCCGCTTGTCACATAGCCGTTGCAGGTCGTGAGCACTGCGTCGCCTGACGTGCTCGTCCTCAATCCATGGCTCTGCAAGGGAACTGTTGATGAAGTTGTGAAGGCTTCCTGTCGCGCCGGTTTTGGCCTCTGCTTTGGCCAGAAGGAACTTAGACACAAGATCCCCCCACCTAGTCCACGGAGAATAGAGCTCGTTCAAGTGGTAACTTCGATGATTCGCCGGGGCATCCTCGTTTTCTGCGATCCAAGTTCCTTTGGAGAGAAGGCCAGCCTTGTCCCTTTCGGTGATATGGTGCTGGCAATGGGGGCATTCGAGAAAGACGGTGGCCTTCACCTCTTCCAGATTGTCGGATTTTTCCCATTTGATCAGAGGCCATGTCATGACAAACAGACTTCCACAACGGGGGCATGGGACATAAAAACGACATTGTGACCCGGCCTTGAAATTTGTCCAGATGGGGGCCGTCTCAATTGTAGGTGTGCTGGCCAGAATAATCTTGTGAGACCGGTAGGACTTGATGCGCTCCAGGGCCAGGGACAATGCGTCAGCTTCCCGCTTGGACTGGTCCGGCCATTTGTCCACTTCATCGGCCAGCAAGTATTTGATGGGACGGCTTGCGAGCTGTGAGGGACTTCCGGCTCCCTGCAAGTAGATGGACAAGCGATCCAAGATCATTTCCGTGGAGTTGAAATCAAAACGGTTCCCGGACTTGTGCCGGGCCAGGGAAGGGCAATCCTCGATCAATGGTTGAAGGCGGTTCTTGGAGAAGGAACGGGCTGCATCCATGCTGCTCTGGACCAGAAGAACCGGGCCCGGGTCCTGGTCGATTGCATAGCCAAGCATGACCATGAGGGTGGTAGTCTTCCCGGACTGAGCCGAAAAACAAAGGGTGATCCGTCTGATTGCCGGGTCCTGGAAGTCCTCCAATGGCCCCCTGACGTACGGGGTGCTTCTGGAACGATATTTTCCCGGGTAGGCTGTCGCTCTGGCTGAGAGCTCAAGGTGTTTCTCTGCCCATTGCCAGGGGTTCAAACATGCAGGTGGTGTCCAGTTTTCTGACCACCATTTATTCAAGATTTTGCAGCTTCCCAAGTGCATCCCGTATCTCTTCGGTCAGTCGTTTTTGTATTTCCGGCCACTCCATCCCCTCGAGCTCTGGGGCCATCTTCCCGGGCATGTCCAAAAGGGTTGACTTGGTGGCCTCGATCTTTCTGGCCAGCCAGGTCTTGACCTCATGGGCCGGGAGTAAGTCGCGCCGTTGGACAAGATGGTCTGTCAAATTCCGCTCGGCCTTCCGCAAGAGGTCCAAGGCCGTCTGCCAGTCCTTGAAAAAGGCCGGGGCTTCCTTGCGCTCCTGGTTGAAATACTCCTGCCACTTGGCAAAGGTGGCCTGTTCCGCATGCCGGAGGCGGTCCAGGGCTGCTTCAAGTCCGATCTCGTCGTTGCCGGTCTCTCTGGTCACGGGCTCGATAACCTCGGGAACGAGAACACCATCACGATCCCGAAGGATGGCCGCTGCCCTCTTGATGGCCTCCCGGTTCTGGTTCGGTCGGAATGGTCGATCCAAGATCCATTGGCACCATGCGTACAAAGGCCATTCTGCCGCCTTCCCCTGCCCCTTTGGACCAGGGGCACCCTCTCTCCTGAGCTTCCGGAACAGGGAAAGGCTCAATCCCAGGGCATTGATCAATTCATCTCGGGGTAAGTATCGCTCGTGCATTTCGTGTCACTTTTCGGTTTTTGGGTAACACACTCGAAAATATCGCGCTGAGGGCGACCCCTGCAGAATGACGGCCAGTAAGGACCCGCGGCCTTTTGACGCATACAATTTTTCTTTTCGTGTAACGCACTGCATACACTCAATCGTCTATCCTGTAGACTTCCGTAGACGCTGGTCCAGTCGGTCATGACTTCCTCATCTCTGCCAATGCTCGGGTGAGGTCCATTGATGCACGCCGGACCGCAGCGGTCTCTTTACTTCCGAAATCCAGGGCAAACTGGTTACCGTTGATCTTGGCCTTGAGCGCTCGCACTCGGTCCAGGAAACGCTGGGCCTCTGCTTCTGCCACGTCGATTTTCGTCAGCAACATTGTGCCTCCTATTGCTTGTGTGACCACCAGGCCAGGAGCAGGGCGTCTGCCCTGTTGTGGTCTTTCTTCCGGGTCAAGGGTGCATCCGGGAATAGTCTCCTGGCAACAGTGAGGGATCGGCTTTTGGTATCGTGGCCGTCACTCGGTCGGACAAGCCCTTTCTGCCACTCTCTGGGTCTGGGCATGAGAAATGGGATACCCAAGGCCGCAAGGATGCCCTGCCAGATTCCGAAGTTCTCCCCGAAAGAGAACACGCTGACCACTCCCTGCTTGGGCATGGCGTGAACGCGTTCCAGGGCTGCAAGTCGAACCTCGTAGTCAAACTTCCAGTCGGTGAGCTTGTCCACGACAAGGGCGGGGCTCCCGGGCCAGTCAAGAAGCTCCTGCCCTTCGTCGTGAATGAGGGCCGCCGCTCCTGTTTTACCAGGGTCAATGCCGAGCCAGGCCTTTGGCTTAATCATGCCTTGATCCCCCTTCGCTTGAGCTCGGCCAGGATCTCCCGCTTTCGGCCTGCAAGGTGAGCATTGCGTCGATCTTGACCGGGGCCGAAACGAGCAACCCTGTCAGCATAAACGTCCACGTTCTTGAGGCTGTCCAATTCGGCCTTGAGCTGTTCGTCGGTACGCTCGGACAGTTGGTTGACCAAAGGCCGGTTCTGTCTTTGCTCCTGATGATCCTTGATGATTTTGAGGGTATCACGGCAAAGCCTGTTCAAGGACATCCTGAATGATCGTCGGATCTGATCCGAGAATGGTTCCACGAGTTCCGGCAATTCGCTTCTCCGGATTTCCTCGATCCGCTGTTGCAGGATTTCAATCTCGCTCATGACCTGACCTCCTGGTTCCGGAATTGGTCAAAAGCCGTGACCAGCTCTTCCAGTTCAAGACGGGTCAGGACAATCGTTCCCCAACCATGGGAGTCGGCAACCATGATTCTGATCTGGTCCGGGTTGATCTGCTCGCTGATCTGGATTGATTCGTGGTTGCCGTTCATGATTTCAACTTTTTTGATCTGCATTTTCGAATCTCCTATTGCTGGTTCAAGGCATCGATGATCTGCCCGGCTTCCTGCTTGGTGACCTCTTTCAAACTGCCGATCTCCCGTCCCAATCGGTGGCTTGCGTATTCCTTGGCATCCAACCCCTTCCCCTTGGTGATCGCGTAAATTGCCTTGACCTGTTTCTCGGTGGCCATGTCACCGCCCTGGGGCTGACCTTGGGGGACTTGTTGGGGTGGCTGCTGTTGCCGTGCCGGTTGCTGTCCTTGAGGCATGCCCGATGCCGTGCCGTCGTCATCGTCCGTGGAGATCCCGACCAGGGCTGAGAGACCATATCGCCGCCCGTAGCTGATAGCTGATCCCATGGCCTGGGCCGCGTTGACTCCCTTGTTCCCCCCTGCCGGAACGGTCAGCTCGGAACGTATCCACTCGCCGGATTCGTGCAGAAGGACGGACACGATTTTCACAAGATCGGGTGAGACCGATTTCGTGAGCTGCGCCACGGACAAGCCATTTTCCCCAAGGGGTTTCCGACATGCCGCCCAACAAGATGTCAGGTCGGCATATCGATTTTTGAGATGGGGATTCGTTGCGTCTTTCTTGGCGCTCTCCATCACGAGCTGTGCCTTTGCCAGGGCTGCCGCCAATTTCCCGATGGACGGGGATTGATCCAGCGGGGCCTGCCTGGGGGCCGGGGCGGTGATTGCTTCGCTCATGGTTACGCCTCGTAATCTTCCTTAAAAGCTCGTTCAAAAAGAAGTTTCCGGGCCTCAATCAAGTCGTTTGCGCATGATATTTTATTACTGACCTGTACCAGTGTACTCGTTAAAAGGTCCACGTCTTCACTGTCTGCCGCCTTCCTTGCCTCAAGAGATGCCTCAAGGATTTCGATTTGTGCTTTGTTGAGGCCATAGATGAATTTGTTGAGTTCGTTGTGGATATCTTTCTGCATTGTGGTTTCTCCTGTTTTGTTACATCTGTTCCGTTTCTTCTGCGATCTTTGCCAGGTTGCCGATAATCTTCTCAATCAGGCATTCTGCGGTTGCAAATTCTGCGAGGTCGTCCCCGCCGGGCTCCTGGACTCGCTCGATAGTGGTCTTGAGTGCTCTGGCCAGGGTGCCAACCCGTATGACCTGATCATGGGTGTTCTGTTCCATCGGTTCATCTCCATGGTTTGAAGTTATATCGCCAAATTCCGATAGACCCGCGCCCGTGCCTTGGCGCTGGCTCGGAGAACTCCGCACTTGTCAACGTAGTCATAAAGCCTGGGCCGTTTGCCGTCTTTGGGCCTCAGGATTCGCCCCACCACCTGGATGAGTCTTCCGCTGAACTTGATCGGTGTGCACAAAAACAGGCTGGCCAGGCCGGGAGCGTCGAAGCCTTCACCAATTAGTGACGTGGTACTGGCCAGGATCTTGACCTTGCCCTGGGCCAGGTCGTCCACAATCGCCTCACGCCGCTTCTTGGGTGTCTGTCCGGTCAGAACGGCAACGGTCTTGCCTTCGCCTTCCAGGATGGATGCAATGGCTTCAAGGTGGGAGACTCGATCCGAAACGAGAAGGATGGTCCCGCTTCCGGTCCTGAGCTCTTCCAGGACATCGGTTGCAATCTGCCGGTTTCGGTCCGGATCTTCGGCCAGGGCTGAAATCATCGTGCTGTACTCGGTCGATGGATCGCCGAAAAAATCAAAATCCGTGTACCTGGTCACGATCTCAGGGGCCAGGATCGCGCCGGTTTTCCGTAGGTGGGCCGGGTCAACCTCGTGAACACGATCCCCAAGGGCCAGGTAAATAAGCCGTGTCAGCTTGTCGCGCCTGTACGGTGTCGCGCTCAGGCCAAGAAGGAACTTGCAATCAAAGGCGCTCACGCAGTCCAGAAAGGTCGTGCTCGGGGTCCGGTGGCATTCGTCCACAACGAGGCAGCCGAAATGCGGGGCCAGCTCTGCAAGATGCTTCCGGGCCGTCTGTACGGTGGCAACGGTGACAGTCCGGATCTTGAATTGACCGCCCCCTACCTTCCCGGCCTTGATGCCTAAAAATTGATCGATCCGGTCAATCCACTGGTCCAAGAGTTCTTTGGTATGCACGAGGATCAAGGTGGGCTGCTTCCGGGCCGCAATGCTGCCAATGGCCATGACGGTTTTTCCCGCCCCTGTCCCTGCCTGCAGAACGCCCTGTGAGCGTTCCAGAACGTCGGCAAGGGCTTTCTCCTGATAATCTCGGAGCATCCCCTTGAAATCGTATTCCACGGGCTCCAAAAGGCGTCTTTGGTCCGAAATCTCGAGATGTACGCCGTGTCTGCTGGCCAAGGCCAAGAATTGCTGACCAAAGCCGCGTGGCAGGTGAAACCGCCCTTGTGAGTCGATGGAATAGAATTTCAGCGTTCGGGGTATGTTTCCGGTGTACCGGCCATGCTCGAGGGCTTCATCGTACTTCGGGTTGAAAACGGTCAACCGGCGGATAAGTTCGCCCTGCAGTTCTTCCGGGCAGGCCAGAAGGGTGATGTTTGTCGATATAGTCAAATTCATGGCGTCACACTCGTTTTTTGTCCCGGCCAAGGTGCCGGGGAAAATCCTATGGGGGGATATAAACATGCAGGTTTTATATCCCCCCCCTTTAGGGGGGTAGGACCTGCAGGTTTGCGGGTTTAGGTATAATGCGGGTTCCGAAACCTGCCGAAGTGTTTTTGCAGGTTTGCTGCCTGCATGTTTGACGGTCTCTTTGTTTATGCGGGTTCCGAAACCTGCAGGGCACGGCCTGAATGTTTTTGCAGGTTTGCAGGTTTGAGAATCCTGCAGGTTTGCATCATGGTTGCAGCGTGAGGTAATACGCATATTTTTTCCCTGGTCCGGATCGTTCCCGCCGCTCGTGTAGCTCTCCATTCTGGATCATGATTTCGGTGCAATTTTGAATTTTTGCACGGGATGCGCCAAGGGAAGATCCATGCTCGTAGCTTAGCTGCGATTTGGTCAGTCTCGTTCCGTCTTGGTCGAGCTGTCGTACTGTTTCGATGATGTTTGCCTTGAGTGTGCCGTAATCATCTATTTCGTTTCCAGGTGCCGGAGTAATGGGACGCAAAACCCCGCCCTCCCCGCGCTCCAGGAAAAACTCGTCCTCTGGCTTACCATAATTTTTTTTACTGGTTCGCCCGGCCAGATATTGCCCCGGTTCCGGGTGTCGATCCCCGATGGTCTTTTTTGCTTCGTCGACCGTGAGCGTGGTTAGGTTCATTTGCCAACGGGCCGCCCCAATGAAGGCCGATGCCCCCCGCATGGCTTCCGCCTCGAGTGCGTTCTTGTATGATTTCGCGTTCCTGTCGGCTTTTTTTGTGTGATGACTCACGAGAATGGCCGCGCCGGTTTCTTGCGCTAGCTGCTCGAGCATCGCCACAAAGATGGTGGGCTCGCCGTTGCCGTTTTCATCTAACCCGTAAAGCCTGGACAATGGGTCCACGATTATAAGGCGTAGGTTGTCGATTTTTTTTGCCAGGGTCCGAAGATCCTGAAATGCCTGCGTTTCCTCGATGTTCCCGGCCATGCCGCGCTTCACCAGTCGTATATCGTGCCCTGCTGCAGGAACGGCATAGAACCGGTTACAGGCGCCTGGGTGGATCCCGAGTTCCCTTGCTATCCGCCGGGTCCGTCGGTGGAGGATTGCGTCATCTTCTTCCGCAAAAACAGCTAGGACGCTTCCCATTTTTTGGGGGTCATATTGCCCGGTGAGGTTTTGACCTGAGGCAACAGAAAGTGCTAGAATAATTAATAAAGTACTTTTCCCTGTGCCTGGGGCGCCAACCAAAAAACCTACGGTTCCCGACAAAAGCGAGAACATGAAGACCCAATCCAGGGGTGGTGGCTCCACCTCCAAATAACGCCCGGCCTGAACCGTCGCCGGATTGATCCCGGCCATCCATCCCGTGTCCGTCTCCTGGTCATGGGCCCGGATAGCCTGCATGATCCCCGACCGTGATCGTTTTTCGACGGCCACCCATACGGCATAATCATTCCGGGCCTGCCGTAGGTCCCGGACCAGCTCTTCCGTTGTCCGGCTCCCTGGGTCTGGAAGCTGCCCCGTGACTCGATCATGGCCATGATCCAAGAGCACCTGTACCGCCTGTTCCGCCGGAACGGACCAGATAAGCCGCGCGCTGGGCCGCCAGTCGTCGGACAGATCGGCCAGTGCTGCGCCCGTTTCGGCTATGGCCTGCCCGTGCCGGATGACATGGGCCAGGAGTCGGCCTGTTGCCGCGCTCCATGCCTGGGCCGACTCGTCCGGGGTGGGTAGCGTATCAGGTGGGGTCCCGTACTCCTCCCGCTCGGCCTCCACTGCCGCCCGGATCTCCGCCGCCTGTTCCGGTGCTAAGACGTTGGGTGTCGTCATCGATGATCCTATGCCCTGCGGGGTTCGATCCTGCGGCTATCCCTGTATTCGTCCAGGTCGTCAGTAAAATAGACACACCGCTTCCCGAATTTATGATACGCGGGGCCTCGCCCCTCAAACCGGTATTTTCTCATTGTCGAGGGTTTCAGTCCAAGATACTCGGCTGCTTCGCGGTCGTTCAAGCCCCTGCCGCGTGATGCATTCCCTTTTTGTTTGATAACCATATCCTCTTTCCTCCATTGATAGGTTTTACTGTGTGCGTGAGGGAAAGATAATGTTAGCAGGGGTGTACAGGACAAGGGACAAAACAAAATAAACAAAAAAAGACCGAAAACGCTTGTATTACCTGCGTTCCCGGTCGATTTTGTGTGACCTTTTGGGGTAGACAAAAACCCCTACATTTTTGATTTATTTCTGTCCCCCCCTTGTTTTTAACTCGCCGCGCACTTCCCGCAATTCCTCTTCATTGAGAAACCTGTACTGTTCGAAGAGTTTTAGAGCATCGTCTTCAGCTCGGCTTACGTTCCTTCTTTTGGAACCATTCGCGATTCCTTCACTCCACTCTTCTTCAGCCTCCATGACCTTGTGTGCTTCTAGCTGAGAAAGCTTTTTACAATAGGTCAAAACAAAGCATTTAAGTGCTTCAAGGTTTTTAGGCTTCTGCGGTATTTTTTCCTTGAATTTTTCAATTCTATTTTCAAGGTCTGTAAATAATTCATCATAAAGAACAACGTCAATTCTAACATCAAACCATAATGGCAATTTAATTCTTTCATTGTAAAAAGTGTTCCATTCTTCAAGCTTACAATGCCAAAGATTGGATTCAGAGTCCATGCCTTCGGGATTCTTTACTTTCCACCACCTTTTGAATTCTTTGGGATTAATTTGTCTACAAGTTAAATATCGCTCGTAAATCCCTCTCAAAATGGTTTCTTTTTTGGTATCCCAACGTGAACACAACTCTTCCAATGTCAAGGTATTATTAATAAATTCTGCCCTGCTCCAGGGTGGGCAAAAGTCATCCTGGGTCAATCCTTCCCTGATAGAAAAGCTCATTCCAACCGTCCTTGTTGCGATTGTCCTTGAAAGTATCCCGGCCAGGGCTCAAGGTTGCCTTTTCGTCACGGTTCATGACGCCATGACTAGGCCGGGAAAATTTGGTCCTTCTGCGCTGTGATTATTTGACGGTTCTCAACCCCTGGTCAAGGATTCCGTTTGCAACCGCTGCCGCATCTTGCAAGGTCTGATCCCGAAGGTGGGCGTATCGCTGTGTCATCTTCGGGCTCTTGTGGGTCAGTAGCTTCTGCAAGACGTACATTTCAACCTTGCCGGAGCTGGCCAGCTCAGAAGCGAAAAAGTGCCGCAATCCGTGGAGCATACGAAACCCCTTGGGGAGCTTGGCCTTCTCCCGGATCTCCCGTGATGCACGATTCACGCAGGATCTTTGACCGCCTGTCGCGCCGGGAAAGACGTATTCACTCGGGTTCTCGGGCAATCCCTCCAAAACGCTTTTTGCAGCGTCTGAAAGGGGTATGACTGCATCCTCTCCACGTTTGGGCTCGATAATCTTGACAGTCTTTCGCCTGAAGTCGATGTGCTCCCACTTCAACCGGAAAAGCTCCCCCCTTCTCATGCCCGTAACCAGGGCCATTTTGAAAATCCCTGCCGTGTTCTGGTCCGGCCATTCCTCCAGGACCTTGAGCAGGCGTTTCAGCTCCATGGGGCTGAGGTCTTCGGTCTTCTCGTTATTGACCTTGGGCATTTCCGGGATGGTCACGAGACCCTGACAAAGTTCTTTCCTGGCACCATACCGGGCCAAGCGGACAATGAGCGCCAAGACGTGTTTCTGACTCTGGGGTGACAGGTGCTTAAGATGGACCCGCTTGATTCGTTCGAAGTCGATCTGTCGGAGTTCGTGAGGCTCCCGGCTTCCGATGGTTTTATTGAGGTACTTGTCATACCTCAGTTTATCGTCATGAAGTGACTTGTTCCCGGCCTTGTCCTCGGCATACCTCTTCCAAAGCGCTGCAAAGTCCCACTTCTTCTGCCGGGCCTTCTCCCGCTTCACCTGTGGGGTGTCTTCTCGGCCTTCTACCATCTCGGTTCTTCGTCGGTTAGCCTTGGCCGGGGTCATGTTGTCGGCATACTGCCGCCCGATCTTGCATTCAATCACTTTCCCGCCACGTTTGAACCGGCAATAATAGACTTTTTCAAGGCCTGACCCGCCCTTTCTCTTGGCCTCACGATAAAAAACCCCCGGGTAATCTGTCGAGTACCTTTTCGAGCAATCCAACGGCTTCTCTGTCACGTCATTTCCCTCCTATTTTTTCCCACCCCGTTTCTCTATTTCCCACCCTATTTCCCACCCACAGCGTCAAAATGGGTAACAAGTGATAATAAGTATTGCAAGAAAAATGAAGCACGAAAAGCAAGGTATGTCAAGGGGTTCTATGTTATTCCTTATTACCTTTTGTTATGGCCTAACACACTTGAATATCACACTTTTACGGCCTTCTAAGCCGTTGGCCGCACGTTCGAATCGTGCCGGGCGCGCCAGAAACAACAAGGGTTACGCTTTTACTCAAGCGTAACCCTTTTTTTAATACCTCTCGCTGCGTTTTTATTGATAGCTATCTGACGCCTGTTCCAACATGATCAGCAGATCGATACGTGACCCCGAACATTGTGTCACCCAACCATTTTTTTAAAGGATGGGTCCACCTCAGTGGCCGTTTTATTTTTTCTCTGGTTTATCCTCTCCGGCGGATTGGATCTGTTTCACTATCCGGACAACTTCAGGTTATCCTTTGCTACTCTCTACGACGCCATACTGGCGTAGTAGGGTGACGGCACCGTTGGGTACGCCCGGAAAACATGCATGAAAACCGCCTCTGTCTTGTCCCGCACGTCCTCCTCTGAATAGGTCTTTGGCAGCCCGGTTTGCTCGTTCCAGAGATAATCCTGAATCGTCAGACGGATCGAATCCCGGGTGGATTCCTTGTCACGCCAGTGATTGATTCGCAGTTTTTCCGTCTTGAGGGTTTTCAGCAGGTCAACGGCCACGGCCTTGATGCGTTTGATGTCTCCAGACGTCAGGTCCGGCTTTTTCAGCAGGTCGAACACGGCAAGGCTTTCCTCATCAAGCCCTTCCCGCACGGCACGGCTCTCCTCCTCGTCCATATCGCTCGTGATCTGCAAAAGCGAATCAAAGGTTTTCTCGATAGTTACCCGATCTTTCTCACGGTTGTACTCGGCGACTATCTCCTCGTAATGCCTCTGGAAATCAGTTCGCAAAGGGTTCTGCTGGAGCAGACGCTGCAGGCGTTGCTCAATGGCGTTCTTGAGATTCTGCACGGTGGTGCGCTTGGCCGGACTGCGTTCAAACTCCCGACGCAACCGATCAAAATCAATCTTGCTGATATCGTATGGTGCCTTCTCTTCGACAACAACCGGTGGGGTCTGTGT